CGGATTACCTGGCCGTCGCTGGCAATCTGGATAAGATTGTTGGCGGCGAGTCCTAGGACCGAGCAGGGCGGGCATATGAAGCCCGCGCTGTTGCTTTTGTTCCGGGCAGCCGTGGTCTGGTTGGAAATATCTTTTCGACCACAAGCGGCGTACCGGAAGCAGGCTCTGCACAAATCGTGCGGATCCACTACCCTAGAAAGGGAGTAGGATGAAGAACCGTTTCGAGCTCTGGCAAATCGCCCTCGAAGAACTGGGGGCAAGATGCTCAGTTAGCACCGCGCTCGACGTTAATATCGTCGAGCGAAGGATGAAGCACGAAGGAGATGCCTTCTTCGACATTACCCTCCCGAAGTTTGGGAAGGACTTTGAGCGCGCCTTGGCGCACTCAGGAATTGTCGAAGGGCTATTCGTCGGGTGGAAGAAGCTTAGGCTGGAGGAGGGGAGTTCCTTTACCCCTGTGACCCTCTCGCCTGCTCGCTCCACTCTCGTCGAAGAACTCCCCCAGGATGCGACCGTCAGCGACGCTGTTAGCGCCGCTGTAAGTCACATGAACGGTCCCAGAGAATGGGACCCCGTCGGCATGCGTTTCACCGACGAGCTGGAGACACGTCAGCTACCTGCTTTCTTGGGTGGCTTCCTACGTGTAGTGTTTCAGCCAGAAACTGGCTTGCTGATCCACCACGATGCTCCCCTCCCGGGGACATCTTCTGCGGAAGCAGGGGTGAGCGATTTTGACCGACAGGTCGACGCCGTTCATGCCCTTCGTCAGCTCACGCTGATGTTTGGCAAAGTCGAGCAGGAGTGCTCGCCAGCGCGTAACCAAGCTGCTGTTCTGCAGTACCTGGAAACAGACCGTCAGATCGAGGAGACACTGGAGCGCATTACTTCGCGCCCCGACTTCTTCAACAGGGATATTCTCCCTCTAAAGAAGACTCTCCTGACCGTGTTTGGTGACGCACTTTCGCGTCTGGATAGAGACATCTATGAGATGACCCTCACTCCAGCCCACGGTCCAGGTGCAACCGCCGATCGCCTTAAAGGCAACCAGAAGTTCCGCATGTCCGAATGGACGGAGCGTCTGGAGAGCATGTTCCCTTACGGGGACTTTGCTCTGCCAAACTGGCGTCACGCGTACGCGCTTGACGATGTTACCTGGCTGTCGCCCCGGAACGAGCGGCCCGTGAGGGTCGTTCTCGTACCGAAGACAGCAAGCACACCCCGCGTAATCGCGATTGAGCCAACCTGCATGCAATATACACAGCAGGCGTTGAGTCGTAAACTCGTGGAGTATCTCGAGTCCAAGTCCATCGAAGATGGGCGGGACAACTTGGCCTATGGCTTTGTTGGTTTCCGCGAGCAGTGGCCTAACCAGGCCATGGCTCAGATTGGATCCGAAGATGGGTCGTTGGCAACGCTCGATCTGAGCGAAGCTTCCGATCGTGTGCCCAACTGGCTTGTAGAGGAGCTCCTGGAGAATTGGCCTCATGTGAATGAGGCTTTCCAGGTCACACGCTCCCTACGGGCCGACGTACCAGGAGTGGGAGTAATCCCGCTCCACAAGTACGCGTCGATGGGTTCCGCGCTCACCTTCCCCGTGGAGGCGATGGTCTTTACGACTATCGCACTTGCGGCTATAAGTGAGCGTGACGGCAAGGCTGGATCAAGGTCCCAGATCATGGGATACCGAGATCAGGTACGCGTCTATGGGGATGATATCATTGTCCCTACGACACACGCTGTTACAGTGATGCGCTCCTTGGAGTTTTACGGCTTCAAGGTGAATTCCGCCAAGAGTTTCTGGACCGGAGGGTTCAGGGA